GCTTTTGATACAAAATCAAACTTTGTCCCAAGATATTGAATTGCTAATGATAATTTATAAAAGAATTGTATTGGAGCAGACGTAGCAATAAGTAAATATTTACCCCATTTAATTAAGGTATCCGAATTTCTTACAACCCATCCAGTCCACTCTTTCCAATATGCTATTGCAGAACCAATCAAAGCTATAATAGCCCCAATACCTGTACTAATAAGTGCAGCTCTAAAAACTCTCATAGCAACAGAACCCGCATTAACTACTGTGTTATAAATTGCCTGCGCTGCTGCTGCTAACTTTGTATAGATAGTACTATTTTTAATTACAAGCGTTAAGTTCTTCCATCCATCCGCTAATCCTTTCAAATCATTTAACCCCTGAGCTATTGCCATGGCTGCCTGAATCTTTAGCATCGCCTTTTGTACGTTCTCTGATTCAGAACCTACCAGAGCCATAGCACCTTGAACCGCTGCAAATCCACCAGCTATACCCTGAGCTACTCCAACAACAGAATTAAAAACCGCTTCTGGGTGCATAGCGTTAATAGTCTCGTTAACGTCCGCAATCTGTTCTCTTAGTTCTGCCGCCTTTCTTGTTGCGTCTATAAATTCTTTAGTATTCTCTTTGCCAGCCATAGCCAACTTTTGAGCCTCTAAAGTTGCTTCTTTTAATTGTGCTTTTAGGCTTAAAGATGATTCCTTAACCTGTGAACTATCAACTTGTAAATTTACTACTACGGTTTCCATCTATCCACCATTTATTAAATCTGCTAAACTTTCTCCTGATATGCCTATTACTTGATCTATACTACCTTCCACTAAATGTATAGGGCTTATTGGCGTTAGACTTCTTACTTCATCTAAACCACCTTCTAATATGTCGTAGTTTAATGGGTCGTTTTGACTTATTACCTCGTCTGTGTCAGGTATAAATGCTGCATATCTTTTTATTTTACTAAGCTCTACTTTTACAGTATCTTGGCTTTGTGGGTCATAATCAATAATTTTATTTAATCTGAATTCTACTCCGTTAATATAAATAGGCCTCCTAAAATCTAGTTGGAAAACATCTATAGGCCTCAATCTTACATAGTATGTAACTACTTTACTGTCCTTGTCAGTAATCTCATTTATAAATTGACTCCAATATTTGTTATAGATATTATTTGTTGTATACCCTAATCCAATATCTGAAGGCGATCCCCAGAATATTTCACGCGGTTTTTGCCATAATAAATCTATTGTAGGGGTAAACGGATCATCTAAGTGCCCAGCATATGCGTATGTAGTCTCTGTATAAACTGTCCCATTTTCTACCCACTTCCACGATCCACCAGCGCTTTTTACTCCACCGTAGTATAATATTCTTATGTTTGCTTTATAAGGTTGTATTTCTAAATTTTTTTGATCTTGTGTGACTATTCTAGGAATTACCATACTATTAATCTGTGTACCTACTGATGGTGTCGCACTAAATACAATTTCTGTTGTCTTCTTCTGAGATACAAAGTCGTTTACTACCTCAACCGTTTTATCTCCATATCCAGCTTCGTAAGTAGTTCTATACAAAGTATTATATAGGTCATTATCTTGTTTATATTTAAACTCATATTGCTTCCCTTCAATCTGCGATACTGGTTTAATCAATACTTGTTTTGAATAATCAACTTTGCTTGTCCAATCTATAGTATCATTATTATAGAACTCTACAAGCGGCTCAATATTTAATTTATTTTCATCATCTGGGTCTGGTTGAACGTATAGATTAAACATCTTAATTATAGATGTAAAAAAATCTTTGCATTTTATACCTGTAGGTATTGAAGAGTTTACCAGCATTGTATCTCCAACATTTAGAGGCAAACTAATAGGACTGTTATAGAAAATCCCTGCTGTTACATCTATACCTATATTTACGGCTGCTGAATTTGTCGTTTCTCCTCCTACATAACCATATACTATAGTTCCTTTTTCTAAATATTTATTACTACTAACAATACTACACGTAGCTGTTAATGTAGTACCATTAGTTGAAAAGTTCTGTCTTGCTAATGTCCCATACTTAGAAATATTAGTATTTAGATAATTTATACCAAATTGCAAAGTTAAATTACCTGTACTAGTTGTTAGTGTTGCCGTAGCTGCCATTGCAAAAGAATAATACCCAGATGCAGGGCAAACCCAAATACCTGTAGTATTATCGTAAGCAGGGAAATTATCAAAGTTACCCCCTGTGCTATCATTGTTAAATATTATTGGATTTGGCCTAATTACCGTAACTGGATATGCAACATTTAACGCTGGTCTATTATAATTTATGTTTTGTGTTACTGTTACCTGAGCTTGAAAACTTCTTTCTGCTATTACAGCATTTGTTAATTTTACTGTATCCCCACCGCTATAAGGGATAATTAACCTTTTAAAAAAGTTACTATCTAAGAAATTACTATTCCAATCATAACCACCAATAGCAAACATTTTAATAAAATACTCCCTTACATAAACAGCGGGGAATATGTGTTTACTATTTAATCTTGTCATTGATTGCCCAAATCCGTAATCTATCGTCGGATACACATACCCAGTACCAACTGTAGCCGTCCAACTTGCTTTCATGTTAGTTCTATTCCACGTATGGTCAAACTCTGACATGTCTAGATTCTCTAACAGATAATCTTCTAGATTAGCAAAAATATTTCTTAGTGACCCAAATACTACAGTCTCATAGCTTATTATTCCATTATCTATTTTTATCTCTAGTAATTGAATTATACCTGAAAACTGTAAAATATTATCCTCAAATATTTTGCAATCTGCTTTAAGCATTGGGTTAAAATCTGGGGTAAAGTTTTGCCCGTTTACAGTACTTAAAGCCTCTTTGCTTATCTCAAAAATCCAACTAAATAACTGATCGTTAGTTTTAGAACTTGGCACTACAATAGTTTTTGAAAATGCCGTATTTCTTTTATCTGGCTGTGTAATATCTGCAACCGAGAATGTTAAAGGAACTGGAACATTTTCAGTTAAATCTATTTTAACATTATTTACAAATATCTCAGTCATTAGTAGCGCTGCCTTTCATTGATGAATGTATATTCAAACTCTAATCTAAGATTGAATAGCTTGTCATTTACTGTTAGTTTTTCCGTGTATTTTGTTTCAGTACAATTAATCGCAATAAACTCATTATCTACTTCATGAAATATTACAGGACTTGTAACTAATTCTAATAACCACGCATGTTCCGTTTCACTTACCCAATCAGAATTAACTACAATCTTTTCACTAATCTGAACATTAGAAACTGTTTTAAATCTATCTTTACTACTTATTGTTTCAGTTTGTCCTTTACTATAAGTAGTCCGTTTAATATCGTAGTCTTTATTATTAGCTTTTATAAAAGTAAATGAATCAAAACCTCCTAATTTGTTTAGAAAATGTATTTTAACATGCGTGTACTTTTCGCATAGATCAACAATGTTAAATCTTTTTGCTTCACTTATCTGAGTATTGCCAGATGTTTGAACCTCTACAGTGTAATAACTAATATTATCTAATGCTGTCCCTCCATGTTGTTGTAATACGTGATAAGGTCCGCACGCTGTACGAATAAATTTATTATCATCTGTTGAAGCTGTCAGAGTATTCGTTTTAGTAAATGTATTTTGTAATACCCCAGCACTATTATATGTCTTAATTATTCGTTTTGCATAGTCAGCAGTTGTATTATTAAGCGTGTATAAATATCTTCTTTCTCCTAGTGCCGTGTTAACTGTTCCGCTATTAGTTAGAAATAATTTAGAGCTGTTTGCTAATTCATAATCTGTATAATCCCAATTTATAAAACTTAGAAAATCCAAGCTTGCATTAATAGCATAAGTCGCTGAACTCGTATATAAATCTGGGTCAATAGTCGGCACACCTGCAACATCATACTCTTCACCAATCTTAACAACATAATTAACGTAACTATTATCGTGTGTAATAAAGTCACTATCTATGTCATTAAATGGATCATTAGATACGTAACTTTCTATAATTCTTTTCGCATTAAATATACCATATTGATCGGATGGTCTTGGTCTTATTCTTGACCTTGTTACTAATGCTGAATCTATGTAAATATCGAATATAAAACTAAATCCAGTTTCCCCAACGTTATCAGATGTACAAGTAAAATACTGATCGTTGTACGCTGGGGTGAATGCCTGTGGATATGATACGATTGATATAGCCATTATAACTTATACGATTGAATGTTACCTTCTTTGTCTTTTAAATTAGCTACGATATTAACCGCAACATCACGCCCTAAGGCTTTACTTAACTCCGTATTAAATTCTCTGTAGAATTCTTCTGTTATCACTCTACTTAGGAACCTAGTTCCTTGTGTTCCTCTTGTTCCTATCTTCCGTGCAATTCCTAACGCATTTGAATATATCACATCGTTAAGAGTTATTTTCTTCCCCTTGTGTGGACCTCTTTCTATTACTTGCCCGATCCTATCCCTACCACGAAGTTGAAAGGTTTCTTTGTTTCTAATCCAATTCATTAATGGCCCAACTGGTGGCCTTCTACCTTGTCCTTTAGATTCACCCCACGTCCCCTGATCTACAAACTGCCAATAGTCTTCCATTTTAACCTGACAGATATATTTAAGACCAAATCTTGTAGTCTCAATTTCGAAATATGGTACTATGCTTTGCGTTAATCTACGTGAGGCATTAGAACCATCGTTCTCTAGATTATCCTTAGCTTCTTTAATTATCCTATCAAAATATTTCATTAGAACGGTTTCAACTTCTGTCAAATCCGCTCCGGTTTCATCTTTTGATATTCCAATTAAATTATCCAAATGCTTTATTTTTATCCTTTATAAACAACAATACATTAAGAAACTGTACTACATTCATGTCTGTGACTTGTTCCCACTTAAGAGGATCACCGTTAGCAACAGCATCAATACTAACCACCCAGCCCCACCTATCATAAAAGATATCTTGTTTACTTACTTGAAATCCTGCAAAATCTTCCTCATCTGGTCCCTTGTTTCCTCCATCAAATAATCGTGCGTAATTTTTATCGAATCGTTTAAGAGAGTCGAAAAAAAAACCGCCAACGGATACGCCACCGATACATTCATTTTTTCATAGAACTTTTTAGCCGTATCCGTCACTAACGTTTGATTATACTTTTCTCCTTCAGGTATGTAAATACATGCCATCAAATAATGAAGGTTATCGAGACCATTTTTAGAAAACTCTTTAATGTCTATGTATTGCCCTGCAATCATTTTAGAAGGCTCCAAAACAGGGATATAAGTAATACCATCTAAAACATACTTGACTTTTACTTGCTTGGCTTCTGGTAAAGATAGGGTAAATGATAAACGAGAATAGATATACTTTAAATCAGGTACAGGTATTTCTAATACTTCCTTACGTGTTAAATTACACATGATGCCGATTATCTCCATCATGTATTCTATTTCGTCCTGATCTTCTAATTTCTTAAGGTTGTTTAGTTGTATAAACTGCCTTATTGAAATATCTTCCCAGCTTGTAGGTACATTTATCCTCATACCTAAAACAGTATCAAACTGGCAATTGTGCAAATAAAAAAGCCCCGAGGGCGAAACCTTCAGGGCCTTACTTTCAACTTATTAAACCTTACTTTAATTTATTAATATTCCCTTTGTAATGCAAGTACATTGTGTCGTTTTTAAAATACAGCTTTATTTTGCCGTCATAACTCATACTATCATTAATATGCGTTTCAACATCCTTAACGTTAAAGTATTGTGACTGACTAGATAAAAAGTGTATTCTATATTTGCCTCCCAAATCTTTAACCCATTCAACCTGCGCACTGTCTGGAATATCATTAACAGAATAATAAACCTTTTGCGGTTCTACTGTTTCTTTTTTAGTACACGCACCTAGTACGCATAAGAAAATAATTAATACTATCTTTTTCATATATCTATTTTTAAATACTTTTGTTTCAAAAACTATGCCATAAATGCTTTTTTTAGTACCCCTAACTGTGTGGCTATGTCATACCCATTATCAACCCCAATTTGCAATTGAATACGTATTTGGTCATAATCAATATTTAGAGCAATTAAAAACTCTTGCCAATCACTATCATCCATCCAAGGTTCATAGAATATGTCTTTCAGCATGTTATTTATTTCTTCGTCTGTCATAAAATTATGTAAGTTCCTGTCTTTTCTGCTTCTCTAAACTTTGCCCACGCCAACGCATGAGCGCATACAGTATCATCATGTAACCCAATTGGAGCCGAATACTTAACACCTGTACGCCCATATTCATATTCAAAACTCTCCATTTCTTCCCTGTGAACCCCTTCCAATACGCTTGTTTTTCTCTGTTGTATTGCCACACAAAGCCCTTCCATTAGTTGTTGTTTGGACGTTTGCGAGAACTTAAAGCCTTCTAGCTTCCTGCAATTTCTTCGCAAGTCTTCTTCTATAGGATCACCCACCCCTGTGCTATCTACATAACAAGGATAATCCTTAACAGTGTTTTCAATCCTTTTTTTAGTTTCGGACCAGTCATTTATCTGGAATCTATCAAAGTGGACTATATCCCCGTTTACATCTAACCCCATCACCACTGTATAGTCAAACGATTTTGCTAAGTCCACCCCGAACGCAACAGTCTCACGTCTTGGCATAGCGTCCAAAGGCTTTATACATGCTCGAATATGTTCTAACCCAAAAGGATTATTCCCATCATCGGACACCTCAGCCAAATACAACTCTTTAAATACATGCTCTGGTAAATCTCTTTTGGCCTGTTCTACTTCCTCTTTAGAAAGTATCCCAGCTTCCACTGCATCCCAGCATGTAATTTTAAAGTACTCGAAGTTTTCATCCCCTTGTTTCGCTCGTTGTGCTAATCTATACCCCCAATTCCTCCCCTTAACGTTTCCAATAAACTTGCAAGGCCCTTCCGTTTTTGTTAATGTAGATCGTAAAGCATACCACGCTTCTTCCCTTGCACGTGTGAACTCATCAAAAACCGCTGCGTACACATCGTCACCGTATAAATTATCTGGTTTCTCAGCACTTTTAAACTGTATCTTTCCCCCAGTTGGAAGCGTTAGCGTTAACTTAGATTCGTTCGCTTTAAAGAATGCCTTATTAGTTATTTGCGCACGCATCCTATTGAAAGCTATTTCGGCCTGAGCGTAAACAGGAGCAACCCACCACACCGACTGATTAGGTTTTAGTTGCAACGCCTGTTCTAATAACCAAACAATATGAGAAGCCGTTTTCCCTGTTTTAGTGCTTGCTTCTGTTACTGTGAACCGTGCAGGACTATTTAAAATAGCTGTCTGATATCCTACCAGTTTAGGACGTGTGTAATTTATTGTATTATTTTTGGATGCAGTAACCAAATATGCGTCTTTATACTTAAATTTACATTACTAATCTATGTTTAGTGTTATATCAAAGTTCCCTGATACATTCATGTCGGTTGTTTCTTTTGGTTTACCGTAAACTCTTGTAAGTAATGTTTCTAGACTATACAAAGACCCTTTTTCTAAACTCTTTTTCATAGCGTTTGCAATTGTCTTTTCAAGTATTGTAGCATTTGTATTTTCAAATACTTCCTTTAATTCGTTTATATCCATAGACATCATTACTTGTATAGTATCGTTTATTTCAGACAACCTATACCCTTGTTCTCTTAGTTCGCAAACATATTTACGTGGTCTACCGTTAGGGTTACCGCTCTGTCCTTTCTGAAATTTCTTACCATCGTCTGGGAATGCCATACACCTCTGTTTTATGTCTGTTTACAACAATCGGACGTATCTCTAGCATCTCAGGGAATGACTTAATACTTTCTACAAGCTTTTTAAACTTGTCATCCTTTATAATTCTTGGATTATTAGGATTAGGCTTTATTTCGCTTATTTTTACTTTCATTTTTGTAACGTTTAACTAGAAAATTATAATCAGACTTATTAGATACCTGAACGTTGTTTTCTCCTTTAACCTTAGCCATCTCTTTAGCTATTTGTTTTATTCTCTTTCGTCTTTGTGATCTGTTCATATATTTTCTTTAACAGGTATATTGGGCCAAATGCAATAGCCTCTTTAATATGTATAATTATGGTTTTCATAGATCATATACAATTTTTAATAGGCCTATAAATGTCCACTCTTTGCAAATTGGTCCTTCTTCTTCATCAAAAGAAATTTGGCTCATTATTACTTTATCTTCATGCGGTAATATAATCTGTCTACGTTCGCCAAATATGTTTCTAGTCTCTTGGTCAATCCATGTTTCTAGTATGCGTCGTGCTTCTGTTTTTGTCATATTCTCCCGATTTTACCTAGGTTCTTTCTAATCTCTTGCAGTTTCCTTTCTCTGTAGGTATTTCTAGCATCCTCTTTTGTTTGATGCTCAGGTTTACCGTTTCTCCCTATCTTGTAAAGTCCTGTTTCTTTATCTTGGTAGATCATAGCCGTTTACGTTTTGGTTTTACTTCTTCACATAAAAGAGGCTTTTCTTCTTTAAAATCAGTAAAGTAAAATGCTTTAAATACACGTGTAAAAGCGTACTGAACATCTGAAGGGCAAGAGTTACAAAAGTCATAACCTTCTAACCTCTTAAATATGTGCCTGAACTTATCCTTTTCGGTTTCGCTCAGATTAATAGAGCCATCCATGTGAAAGCCTTTATATTTGTATTCAAGTGGCTTTAACTGTTCGTATTCTTCTTTAGTTAGTGTTTTCTCTTTTACCATTTGTTTATAGGGCATTTTGATTCTGTTAATATCTTAGCTTTTATGAGGCATCCGCACTCTGGGCACGTTCTTTTAGTTGTACAACCTAGGCAGATGTTTAGTTTTTTGGTTTGTTCGGTAGTGTATTCACTTAGATTTAGCTTTACTAGTATCATTCTGTAGTTTCCTATCAAGATCATTAATATAGTCTGAAATAATCTTTTCGGGAGATTTGCCAGCTTTAAGACTTGCGAGGTAAAGCTTTTTTTTTGTTTCATCGTTCAAATCATTTAATACGTTCTTTGCCATATAGATTTGATATTGTTTTTCTTTAAGTACGATTCTATCTCTAAATTGGTTTACTGCTAATCCTAGAGACCGATAAGGTATACCAGTCTTTTCAGATAGTTTCCTTAACGATCCAGCTTTTAGATATTCTTTTGTAACTAAAGTTAAATACTTATCCGTTTTATCTTCAAATGTACTTTTTTCTATTTCATAAATAGCAATATCAGAAGCTTTAAATGTTTCTTGTTCTTCTTCAATTTGCTCAATATCTTTATCTAGTCCAATGCTTTGATAATTTAACCAAAGTTTTTCGTATTGTATTATTCGTATAAAGTAAAATAGTAACGCTTTCCTATTGTATAAATCTATTAGCTTATTTTCTGGAATGTTATATACTTTTAGTAGTAAATCATTATAGACATCGTTTACTAAATCTCGCTGAGGGCAAATCCTTTGCACAGCTTTTTTAAATTCTGCGTTATCTACAATAAAGTTAAGTATATCATTCTTAGTCATTAATTTAAGTGGTAGTAAAGGTCTAAGTGTTTAAACTGCAATACGAGTACCTTTTGCCAGACTTTGCCAGATTTTAGGTGCATTGTACATATGTTCTTACACTTCATATCTACTAATTTATACAATTGTTTTGTTTTTTCCTAATGATTATGCTATTATACTCCTTTAATCTAACATATTTTTGTTTCGTATCCATCACTTCTTAACGTACATTATACCCTCTATTAACCAATAAAATGCGGTAGTGATTGCTACTACTGTTCCCATGCACTCCCAAAAGTGAGTATCTAAAAGACAATATTTAAACGCCTCTAACATATTTTTTATTCTAAGAATTTAAATATAAATCCTGATAAATATTCTTTTTTTTCCGCAGCTCTATAAACTGTAGTTTTTTTTAAGTTATTTTTCTTTGCAGCTTCTTCAGCCGAATTATAAACACTTATTAATTTATCATTATAATATTTGCCTATTTTTTTGGCTGTAACATTACCAGCTTTTTTATAATTTTCCCCTATCTTATATGGCGTTTTTTCATTTAATATTCTGAATTGCCAGCTATTTAGAGAAATACTATACCTAAGTGCACTTATAATAGAAGAAACATTTACCTCTATTTTTTTTGATGCAAGTGTAATAGTATCAAAATCTTCAAGGAAATTACCTTCAAGATCATACATTCTTATTTTTTGTTTTTTAGGCATATAGTTTTATTTAAACGACTCTAACATACCACTCCCCATTTTTAAGAACCAGATCATTATAGCCTAGATGGTTTGCATAACGGCACGCTATCTCTACACGAGGTAAAATACCCTCCTGAATACGCTTTGCGTGTCTCCAAAAACCTGAATAATGAATGTTTTGCTTTTCCTTAGCCATTAATTCCAGATAAGTATCTCTATCCTTTAAACGATCTCTAAGTACTTCTATTAATAATTTTTCCATATTCTTACTTTTAAAAAAGCTAGCTAGGTAAATGTTATAACCTAGCTAACTCTAAACAGAAACCTAGTCTATCCTAGGAGTGTCTTTAAATAAACCCCCAACCTACACGAGATCAGGGGAGAACTAACTTTGTTAAACCTTAGTCCGCATGGTGGAACTCGAATCCACGCCTCTACTCTAGACATAACGCTCTAACCAACTGAGCTACATGCGATACCATTTGTCAAAATTCCTCGTTGACTTTCAGGAGTCGCAAATTTCTTCCACGGTTTTACCCCAGCTTCCCGTCATATTTTTGGGGCTAATGCCCGTACTGCTTGCTGTTGCTCCTTCCCTACTTACGTCATGCCCTTGTGCTAATCACAAGTGGTATTCAGTGACACCATTTTACAAGCAATGTTTTAATAAAACCTCAACCAGTTTACGGTTATGCGTTTAGACGAACATAAAGAACGACTAAGAAGGACCCCTTATGCCTTCTATTGGTTTAGACAATCTTTGAGCATTCTTTCGAGTTTTGTCTGTTATCTCTGCACTACTTGCTCGTAGAGAGTTTAAAGACTGTCCAGTTACCAAGCTGGAATTACTCAGACAAACATGCCACTTTTGTAACCTGTTAACAGAACATTCGCCCACTTGGTTAGGCTGCAAAAACATAAGCTCATCGGGTCCGGACCTTCTTACTCTTTTCGCTGTCTGCGTCGCAGCAGTCTTTAAATGTTTTAATAAGTAGCAAGGCAGGATTCGAACCTGCAACCTAGAACCTTCTGAATCATAAGCCGTACGCGCCTATCAGGATTATTCTGACGTCTACCAATTCCGCCACTTGCTACTTAATGTTTTAGGGGGCTGGATTCGATACCAGCAAGCTTGGATTTGGGAGAAAGTTTAACCCTTCGACTTCCGTATTAGATCGCTACACACTACCAAGCAATAGGACTAAAGTCCGTTTCACTGCATTTGCGTTTATCTTCCGCCACCCCTAAACTTTTAAATATCTTTCAAAGAACGTCTTTTTATTAGAACCACCTCAACGAATGGCGCAATTCGTAACCCGTTTAAGGGGAGGTGGTTTAGATCCCTAGCGCACAAAATTTTGTTTACCCCCTTAGCTCTAAGGGTTCGGGGGAGAACTAAAGGTTTTATAGGTTAACAGGTTGAATATAACTTGCCGACATTTCCGATTCACTGCGATAAATAGAAACGTATAAGCCGTTTTTTTGATGTTGCCTTGCTATTTTATCGCTGTAAACATCTGTAATTTTAAAGGCTGTATTTGTTTCTAAACAAATATCCCAAACTGAATACTTTTTTTTGATTAAATTACCCATATTCGTTTTTGTTCAGATCGCTGTTCCCCGCTTTAGTTCTTAATTGTATGATACAAATATACTACCTTTTACGAACTTTACAAACTTTTGTTGCGATTTTTTAAAATATTTCTTTCATCGCCTTTTCGTAAGCTTCTTTTAACTTTTCATCGTACTTGTTAATATAGTAGGCTGGTCCATTATATCGGCTTGCAACTCCTTTAAAGTCTTCTGCTAATAGATATTTTTTAATTCCTGTCTTTTCTAAGAAACAGCAAATAGCCTCGACTTGGTGACGCTCTGACTCCTGAAAGGCTTCTATCATACTCCGAGCACTTGAATATCCAGCTAATGCGTAATTTTCTCCGAGTATCTGACCTAACCCAAACGAGGTTGAAAGCATTGCAGCTCCTTCGTTTATTTGCTTTGCCTTTGAATATGCTGCCAGCTCCTTACTTTGTACCTCAACTCCGTTAGTGATCTCTATGTTTCCAGCCTTGATATAATATACAACGTTTCGACCTTCCCCTTTTTTGCTGTATTGGTGATCTATTTCAAACTTAGTTAGCCACTTCGAAAATAGATGCGGTTCAAATTGTATGTACAAATTACCTTCTTTATCGAATGCTTTACCGCTTGTTTCTACGTCCAGAATACATTTTAAATCTGCATATGTTAGCCCGTGCTGTTCGGCTATGTGTCTTATTTGTTCTCTTTCCATGATTATAACTGTGCTACGTTTGCAAAACTGTTTAATACTCCTCCTGTCTCAAATGACATTTTAAGCTCTAGTAAGTTAGCGTATCTTTCGTACATTTCCTTATATCCTTTCATGTATTTTAAATCCGCTTCATGCTGTCTTAAAGCGTGAATAATAGTAGAGTGATCTAAGTGACCTTTTAAAGTTCCAGCGCTAGGTATTTGCTTACCTATTTGCTTTAAGCTTATTTGAACCCCTTCAAACTTCCAATAGTTGCGCATTAAAACTATTACTATTCTACGAAGATACACATACTCTTCTACTCTACATATCTTGCCCGTTTTGGAATTTGTTCCTGTAAACTCTTCAAACTTGAATCCGCTAATCTCTTCTACTGTTTCTATTATTAAATCCTTCATATCTCACTATTTAAAACTGTTAATCCCTCTATTGCGATTTCTATCGCTTGTCCTATCTCTTTAGGAGTGTATCTGATATCATCTATATCTCCACGTCTCCAACTGTTAAACTCTGTTAGAATCTCTATTGCTTCCCTATAAGTCATGCTCTATTGTTTTTAAATATAAACTCTAAGGCCCTCATTTTTGCCCGTGTAACTTTTGCACCTTGTAACTTATTAAGATAATCACTTGGATTGAATCGCTTATAATATTGATCGTTTGGTGTAACTGATTCTTTTTCTAGTTCCTTTTCTACAGATTCAAATATCTTATCTTTTTCCTCTCGAGTTAGTAGATCATCAGATTTATTTACACGATCATACATAATAGCATAATACCAATCTAGCGACTTATCCCAGTTTTTTGTATTCCTAGCTTGTTCTATTGATTCGTCAAGTTTCTTTAATTGTTCTTGTTTCTTTTCTTCGCTAACTTCAATTTCTTTTTCTTGTTGCTTTGCTTTGTGTATCGCTTCACGTCTTATTTTATCGTTGTAAAGATTAACCCAACGACAAAGATTATGAGTACTAACATGTACACTTTCATCTTCCAGCTTCCCAAGAGAACCAGCCCGTACAGCTTGTAATACAGTTTCAAGTGTAAACGTTGTAAAACATTTCATAAGCTCTAACGCAAATTCAACAACCGTTATACTTAACGTTTCGTGTTCGATTTTATGACCTCTTAAAATGTACGCTTGCGAAACTATTTCGACAAGACGTTTGCCGAGTTCATCTTCAGAATAGTCTTTAATCTTTTTTCCGTTATCGGCTTCAATCGCTGCCAATTCATCAGGAGATAGACTCTTTAAAGATGTTTGCGATATTGGGATTAAGTTGCTCATTTCCGTGACCTGATTAAATCCCCTATATTTATTTTAGCTTCTTCGGCTCGCTGAATGGCCTGAACAAATTTACTAGCCTCTTGTAGTTGCTTAATGTAGCTAGGGAGGTTTGAATACATGTATACAGTATCATAGTTTCCTTGTTTAAACTTATCTAATCTATGCCAATTTGATAATATGTACTTAAAACAATTCAACGCCTCATCCTCGGTGTTAAATTCGCCAGTGTGCTTATTGTTTTGCTTTAAGAAGTAATTTCGGATATTTTTAAGCCCTTTGCATTCCTTTGCAGAGAAAACAGGCTTTACCCCTGTTTCCCTTTCTACATGCTCATTCCAGCTTTCAGCCCATAAAGGCCAGTAAATGTCTTTTCCCTTTTTCATATCTCTAAACAATTTTAACACTTAAATGTTAATAAGTCAAGTTTTTAAAATATATTCCGCAAATCTTTTTTTGCGTACCGTTATTATGTTCGTTTTTATGTCGTGGCCTGCTTCTCGTAAGTCCTTTATTCTAGCACTTAATCTAAAACATCCGAATTTATTTAACGCCTCTAACGGTGTTATCTTACCTTTCTTCTTAAGATAGTTAAGTATGTTTGTTTTCTGATTCATTAAAATAATGTCATTGTTTTAGTTCTTATTTTCATTTCTTCATTCCGCAAATGCTTAACACCATCCGCCCAATATTCACTATTTAATTCTATACCTATACCATATCTACCCATTTTCAAAGCTTGAAACGGAACACTCATTACACCGCCAAAAGGATCTAATACAATATCCCCCTTGTTAGAATACCTTTCAATACATCTAGCAATCAAATCTAATTGCAGTGGGCAAATATGTTTTGTAAGGTTCTTTCTAGCTTGCTCACTGTTTAATGTATTCATCCTTACAATGTCGGTCCAAACATCTGGATTATTAGAGATTGGAGGTGTACTCATAAATGTAGTTGGTAATTTGCCTAACTCATCTAATTTTTTACAGATTTCAACATGTCTATTATAGTCATATCCTTCTGTAAATTCAAGCTCTTTCCATATTTTTAATACAACATCCAATTCTGTTTTTCTTAAAAATTCAGAATCCAATAATCTTTCACCGTTTGACTTCCAATAAGAATGTGCATCTAATTGCCATCTTGCACGTTCATATTCTTCCTTACTGTGAACTACTGGTAAATCTGCATAAGCGTTTGAATTATCGGACGGTGCTTTCCTAAACAACAAAACATATTCAGGAAGTCCAACTCCCATTTTAGTTCCATCTTTGCATTTTTCAGTCCAACCTAATCTATAGGTTTGGTTGTTCTCTTGCACTACATCTGTAGTAACTGTTATTCTTCCAATACAATGAAATCCATGTTTTAAAAAGTGCAACATCGTATGATCTGAAAACGGTTCAATGCTTGTGAAACCTGTGCCATTCATGTACGAATATCTTATTCTATCTTTAACGTGTACACATGCAATTCTACCAGCTTGTAATACTCTAAATAACTCAGGTGTTAAAAAATCCATTTGTTTAAAAAAATCTTCATTTGTTTCATTATGTCCAAAACAATTATAGTTTTCAGAATATTCATAATGATTTCCAAATGGTATAGATGTAACAATCAAACCTACAGATTCATCTTTAAAGTTTTTTATTTCGGAAACATTATCATTATTGATAGCCTTAAACTTTTCACCTTCAAATACATTTGCATTGTTGAAAAATTCACGACCTAATTCTTCCCTGTATAATTCAGAGTTAAGCCCAAAGTTTTTAATTATATCAGTCATTTGATTTTGTAAGTTTATGTGATTATTCCATTTAGTTTCTAATGCTTTTAAAATATCTTCCTCAGCGTCTGTATAGATAATATCTATCTCACATTCTTTTTCTTGCATGAATCGGTATATCCTATGTATTGCTTGTATAAAGTCATTAAACTTATAATCAATACCAACAAATATAGCTCTGTGGCAAAAATATTGAAAGTTGCAACCGCTTCCTGCAATCTCAGGTTTCGTACTTAAATATTTATATTTACCCTCACTAAACCCTATTAAATAATCTTCTCTTTCTTCTATATCTTGCGAACCGTAAACACTTTTACATTCTTTCCCTAATCTCTTTTGTATTTCATGACGCTCTGATTCCAAATGATGCCAAATAATAAAATTATCTTTTTCGTTTTCTTTTACTATTTGCTCAGCTTTATCAATTCGATATTGTAAAGAATCTCTTTTTTCCTTACTTGCATCGGTCAATGATTTCGAACTATTGGCAAACATACCAGTTTGACCACTTCTTTTATCTACAATTAAATCACGGTTAAACTTTACTAAATGCCTGTTTATTTTTATAGGAGGTAATTCATAACCATCATTTGAATATCCTAAATCTGAAGGCTTGGTAATAAAACAGGCCCAACTTGACATCCAAAACCAAAATTCTCTCTCTCTTTTTTTAAATAATGTTAAATTGCCCGCAGTGGTGCTATCTCGTTCAAAGAATCGGGTAAGTATTTGTCCTCTGTCCATTATGCCTAAATAATCGGCATATCCTGTTAATTCTAAATACCTATTAGGTGAAGGTGTTGCAGTGCAAACAAATCTATAATTAATAGTTTTAAAATTATCCATTATTGCGTTTACTGTTTCTGTTTCTAGTCCACGCAAAATACTAGCTTCGTCAAACGTTACTGCAATAAATTTGGAAGCTTCAATTTGTCCTTTTCTTATTCGCTCGTAATTAGTAATATAAAAATTTACACCTTCTTCAATATCTGTGCTATTCGTAATGTATTTAATATTTTCAATTCCAATTTTTAACCCATCCCTTTTAAATTCATGCTTAACTCCAAGAGGGCAAACAATTAAAACATTACCGCCTTTATTTAATTGTATTTGTCTTAATGTTTCTAATTGTATTAATGTTTTACCAAGCCCGAAACTTAAAAAGTTTGCACGTCTACCCCCTTTAATATTCCAATATACAACGTCCCGTTGATGCGGTTTTAATAGCGGATGAATGTTTGAAATATCTATTTCAAATCCGTGCTTTTCCGCTAATCGTACTTTTGATTCTAAAAATTCCTTATAGTTCATATCTCTTTTTTTTATAAAACTATACTTTTGTTTGTAAATTTACAAGCTAATACCCTTAATTTTTTTTAGCCTTGTCACTTCGTTCTTGTAATATTCGTACATAGTTCTAAGTTCTAAGGCGCTTGGTTTCTTGCTATGCTGTTTTTTATAGAGCAATAAATCCCACGTTTCAGGACCATACTTTTTATTTACAGCCTCTTTGTATTTAGCTTGTTCACCGCCTTCTGGTCCATTACATTTGGCACACTGTGAATGATTGTTCTTTTCATCGTAACGAGTTCCCCAATGTTGTCTAGGTATTCCGTGTCCACATTGAAAGTGGTCGTTCCACTTTCTTACTACTCCACATGTGATACATTTACAATATCCGTTTTCGTCTGAATCTCTTAGACGTATGTAAACGCTAAATACAGCCCATAAAGTTTTTTCTTTAAAGTTATCCTTTACGGTTTTTTTTGGGTATGGCTTAAACATCTCCTAAATATTGTACCTCTAAAACTGTGTAGTATTCTCCTTCCTTAGCGTTGTTACGTATCCATTCGTTACACTCAGACTGTGTTCCTTCAAAAACTAGATGCGATAATAAGTTCATTACTTCTAGTTTAAATACTTGCCACTTAGATTTAACAACTTTCTTTACTTCTGTTCTATCCATATGTTTTAGTTTTTAAAAATGGGGATTACTCCGTTTTAACGTTCACACTATAGTCTTTCCTTTTAAAGACAATTTTATAGAGTTTCAGAGGTTCCCCACTTTTTTATTTTTGAAACATTTGATTACTTAATTCAGTCTTGTATAGTGATATCTGAGTCCTTAGTGCTTCAATGGTATGAGTTACCGCTGCACTGCATCTTTGCGCCCACTCATACAGCATTGAATATTCACTAACTTCACCCTCTGCAAGATTCTTTATAATACTAGCTTGGTATTTTTCTTTTGCTAGTATGCGTATTGCGTCCGCTAATTTTTCACGATATAAAGCTCCTGCCTTTGCTTGTGTTTCTGCTGCCAAAGCTGATAATATAGACATCTTTGTTAACTTTGCGTCCTTTTCTTCAGACGTGTAAGCTTCTTGGTTTATAGCCTCTTTAATCGTATTTAGATTAGTTTCTATTTCTTCCTTTTTCATCGCATACGATTTAAAACCTGTCTTGTTAACTTAACGTCCTTTTCGCATTGTTCCGCTATTTCTACAAACTTACCTTCCTTAGCAAGCTGCCAAATATTCGAACTTACTCCGTTTGTCTTGTGGTTTTCTATTCCGAAAAAATCAGCAATATTACTAAGAGATGTTTTTAATCCAAAGCTAGTACCTGCCCAAAGTTCCATCGTATCAATTATAGCTTTATCGAATCTATCACGTTTACAAAAATCTGCAAGATATGAAAGATCGTATTTCCAAGCTCTTGTACGAAGCATAGGTAAATCAAAACTCTTAATGTTGTGGCCTGCAATTAATGTAAATTGACCTAAACAATTTGAATGTAACCACCCTGAAAAATCGGTTAGTAATTGCCGTTCGTTAGGCCCTACAAAAGTAATATCCGATTCTTCCAATTCATCTACTAGCAAGCAACTAATACAAACTATTTGCGCCTTGTGAACTTGTAAGGCTTCCTTTTTCCATTCATCTAGTTGCTTTTCTTCAATGTCTTTTGCAATCTTCTCAGCGTCTTTTAGTCTACCATCTTGTTGCACTTGAATAGATGTGTGATCTAGCGTGCTTGGTATTGTTTCAATGTCTAAGTAAAGTATCATATCTCTAGTTCTTTTTGTATTTGTTGCCAAACTTCCTCACTAATATTAATTTTTTCTTCAAGTTGTGTTCTGGTTTTTGTACCATCTCTTAAAGCTTTAACAACCCCAGCGTACCACTTATGCGAAGTAGTTAATTCCTCTTTCTTAGATTCCTCTTTACCGTGTTTATTTGTAGAATCACTATCTTGGGTATCATCAATAGCAAATAATCCATTTAAAGCGTACTTACGAGCGTACGAAGAAGCTGCCCCAGTTATTTGGCTAGCATCCATCCCCTTTTTAGTTTCTTCCTCTCTTGCATATCCAACAGCGTTAAAATGATTAACCCCATCCGTTAATAGTGCCGTGGATTTTACATAAATTCGCCCTCCAACCTCTATTACTTCATCTGTTAAAATTAAGGCAAATCCAAGAGGATTAATAATAGGCTTTACAGCCTCAACAATATCCTCACAACTTCTGTATTTATATTTACCAAAACTGTTAAACTGCCCCTTAGGAGCTTTAATTTTAGCTTGTATCTCTGATAGTTTCATATCTCTAAATTGTTTGTGTACTGTCATAAACTACTATTGTACGTAGCTCGAAGTAGTCTATTGTTCCATCTTCTCTATGTACTTCTACTTTACGCCTTTCCTTGTCTTCTTTAATAAAAGCTTTGCTTAGTACCTCTTCGGCTTCGTCGTAAGTGAGCCCAGCGTCAACAGCGTAGTGAGCTTGTAGACTCATTAAAATTTCTCTATCCATTATTGTAACGCTAAGTAAATTTCATATTTATAGTGTTGATTGAAGTGTTTTACAAATTTGAATATATGTTTTATACTCATTCTTTTCTGCTTCTGTATAATTTTGAGCTTGTGATAATTCTTCTCCACGTTCCTCCCATTGCTTGATTGTTAATGAAGTACATCCAATTTTAATGACATCTAAGCCCCACCAATTTACCGTATGTCTAGACCCAGTTATAAATATACTTTTTATAATTCTTGCCTTGTCGCCAATTTTTGCCCCGTCGCCAATTGTTGCCCAGTTGCCAATTTTTGCCCAGTTGCCAATTGTTGCCCCGTCGCCAATTGTTGCCACGTCGCCAATTTTTGCCCCGTCGCCAATTTTTGCCTCGTCGCCAATTTTTGCCCAGTAGCCAATTGTTGCCCCGTAGCCAATTGTTGCCCCGTAGCCAATTTTTGCCCAGTTGCCAATTGTTGCCCCGTAGCCAATTTTTGCCCCGTCGCCAATTGTTGCCCAGTTGCCAATTTTTGCCCAGTTGCCAATTGTTGCCCCGTCGCCAATTGTTGCCACGTCGCCAATTTTTGCCCCGTCGCCAATTTTTGCCTCGTCGCCAATTTTTGCCCAGTAGCCAATTGTTGCCCCGTAGCCAATTTTTGCCCCGTCGCCAATTTTTGCCTCGTCGCCAATTGTTATTTTTCGCATCTCAAATTCAGCTTTTAAATCGGCTATGTTTTTGTAAGTAAGCTCAATCCATCCAGAACCACTTACCCATAAGTATATTTTTCTCATATCTCTGTTAGTTTAATAGTTCCCCCTACCTTTGCAGGATCGGGGGAAACTAAAGGTTTTAATTTTCGTTTCTAATTTCCTGTCCCCGTTCTTTAGTTTCGATGTATCAAAGTTAAGTATATTTACGATAAATACAAACAATTGTTTAGATTTTTTAGAAAATATTTTTACAATAATACATAACTAACTTATAATTAGACTATTGAATTAAGCCTTATTCGTCCGCTTTTTGTCTCTAAATCTTCGCTATCTAAGTTTAAAAGGTCGAAATCTGGAAATATTTCGCTTAACTTCTCACGATTTTTACGACTAGGTACCATGTGGCCTTTCTCCCAAGTCCAAACTGTAGTTTTCTGAATACCCAACTTTCTAGCAACCCAAACAGATGTACAACCTCTCGCCTCTATTGCTTTTTTTAGCTTTTCGCTATACTTCATAGAATTATGTTTTTAATTAAAAATCTAACCAGCAATCCAGATATAAAGCCGATTATAAAGACTATTAGCCAGCCTTTAAATACTTTCCAAGTGCTTTTTTCTCTATCTGGACAATCTGGTGTTATGTATGGTATTACCTCTTTAGTTTCTTTTTTATTCCATCGCTCGAAAAATACTTTTTCAATTCCGTTTTCTCGAGTGATAGTTATCTTTCCTTCTTCTACGTTATAAATAGATTTACGAGGTAGCATATTCTCGTACCTAGTTTTGTATACTAACTCTTTTACTATAGAATCTTTTACTATAGTATTGGAGCCACAAAACAAGCTTAACAAAGAATCAATTTCGTTTTTGCTTATCTGCTTTACTTGTGTTTGTACACTGTCTCTAATTATAAAGCTGTCTACTTTTGTAGTAGTGTCGATCATTTCAGGAAACTTAGCTATAAGCCTTCCCATTTTCTTCTGTGCGTGCTTTATCTGCTCAGTGCGTGTTCGGTAGCAGCTTGTAAGTAGTAGTACTGTAAGTAGTAAGATTAGTTTTTTCATAGTCGATTAGATTCTTCTAAAATAGGTTTTCTAAATAAGTGTAAATGCTCCATGTTAGTTTATTTAAACGTTTTTTTTACTTCTTCCATTGCTGCTTTCGCCATTCTAATATGAAGTTCGCTTTCTTCACGACTAACTGGGTCACTTATGTTAGCCATCGACTTATCAACCTGCAATTCTTCATCATCAAGATAATCAGCCATTATTTCAAGTAGCCTTTGCTCCATTCTTTCAAACAAAAGCTCTCTTCTATAATCGTAACTCATATCGTTAGTTTTTGTTTGCTCTGTCTGTGTTAATCATTGAATGTCTCTAAAACGTGGTAGCATGGTGAATTATCAATTTCAGCAACTAATTTACCACACCTTAAACAATAGAAATTTTCCCAATGATCTGGATACGATGTTTTGTTGCCTGTACCAAAATACTCTCTACATCCACAATTTGGGCAAAAAGCAAAAGGTTTAATAGGCCAATTATCATACATTGTCTTACCATGCTCTCCAATTACAGTTTTTTTTAATTGTGCTTTAATTCTTGTTTTACTCCATCTTTTGCCTAAAATTTTTTTCTTAGCCCATCTTGGAGCTTTGCCGTATTTTAATGCATTATAATATTTATACATATCTCAATATCTATTTAAAATGTAAAACGTAAACAAGTAAAACGCTAACCAAAAATACATATTGATGTACTCCCAGCTAACCAAATATGGTGTCATTCTCTCTAACATTTCTTTCTAGTTTCGTTTATCCCTATAAGCAAAGCAGCTAATAGAAATAAAATAGTTAAACAACTCATATAAATAACATTTCTATGTAAGGATGATAGCTTTCACCATCTTGAAAGTCTTTCGGCCTTGCCTCACATCTGATAAATTCAGGTTGTAGCTGATTTAGCGGATTGTAAACTCCTGAAAGCTCCCCTTCTATCGCTAGGTAATTCCTTGCATAAGCTCCCATACTCTCGCTATAAGGCTTATCGTTTCTTCCTGCTGCATAACAACGTTCTGTATTATCTCCGTTGTACTGTACCCCTGACAACTTACTTAAGTCTGGGATGGCGTGTGCTCTGTCTTGTAGTTCCATAATCTCTAATTATTTTCTATACAAATATACTAACTTATACGATAATTCAAAACTTTTGGTTTAAAAAATAAAATATTACTTGATGTGTTTACGACATTTATGTCGTGAACATACCTATTTTTCTGGTTTTAGATAAACCATTCATTTGATTTAAAGAGTTTTACAAACTATGTTTATCTAAAGTTTATCTAAATCTAAAAAATAATTGCAACTTTATTTGCAACGTTGCGTATATAGTAGTATATTTGTAGCATACTAAACGAGAAAGAAAATGGAAAATATCTTCACTAACCTAAGCAAAGAAACTAAAGTAGAAACAGCGGTTCAATTAGTTATTTTGGATGCTATTGAAAAAGGCCTTACAACTGTTTCCGAGGCTGTTAATTACATGAAGTCTGAGGCTTTTGAAAATAGCGTAAAAGGGTATTTAAACCTTATGAACAATGGAAATTTATAAGGAAATAAACTTAGGCGGTACTCGAAAATGGAGTACCCTAATTAAGGCAATAGATCCAAATACAGGGGATTTAAAGCTTTATTCAGGGCCTATAATAACTTCTATTTCAAAAGCAATTGCGATTAATTGGTGTTATGAAAATTGCGGATACTTGGAAGTTTCGGACGAGGTTGTAAGCATAATACCAGCGGATGAAAAATATAACCCTCTTTGGGATAAAAAACAGGACTTTGATAATTTAAATTAAAATAATATGATACACGTAGAATTTGACATAAACCTAGTTGAGATAGGTAAAGCGGTTGGGTACATAGTACTTGGCCTTGCAATAGGTATTGGATTACTTATTTACGCATTCAGAAACTTTCACCTTTTGAAATAACATGAAAACCAACACCCAAATAATATCCGAGTTCTTAGAGGAACAAAGGCAGTTTAAAGGCATTTCAATTTACAGACTATCAAAAGACTTAGGAGTTTCTGGATCTAACCTAGGAAGAGTATTTTCTGGGAAAAATAGCCTATCAGCTAACTTATTCCTTTTACTTTGTAGCAAACTACAATTTGACGCTAACCAGTTTGAAGAATTAATTAATTTATTAGAAAAAAATCATACTGATAATTTTGAAAAGTGATTTTCTTTTCTAACCTTTGTAATGCTACACAAGAGAGAGAAAAAACTTTAAATTCCATATCATATCTCTATACCCCCGCTCTTGTGTAGCTACTTGAAGGGGGTTTTTCTTTTATTGTCGGTTAAATACGGTGGGGTAAAAGAAATAATTGGCAATCCATGCGACACGGCCAAAACGCAGAGTGAAAGGAACAGCGTGTCAGGCACAAGTATTTGTGAGTGTTCCGAGAGTGGAGTAAATACTTACTACCCACTTGCCTATAATAGGGGGTTGAGACGTTCAAGCACTAATATTTAGGCGTAACTTTCCTAGTATCCAATACGAAAGTATAAAGGGTACATAGGGGAGAGTTATGCCTAATCCAAAAGGTTAAACATTAAGCACTAATTAAATAGACTACCACTAGAGTTAAAACAGAACTTGTACTTTTAATTAGAGGCTATAGCCGTGAAACAGTTAAAGGTCTTAAGGAATTTCTAAAGAAAGTTAATAAATGAAAAATGTTCGTAACGCAGAGAAAAAGGCTGATGCTTTATTAAAAGCTCTTGGGATTAACACCATTCCAATTCCATTAGACAAAATTACATCTCACTTTGGGATAACAATCTCACATGAATTAAGTGAAAATATTTCAGGTGTACTTATTACCAAAGGAACAACAACAGTAATTGGAGTTAACCCGTCAGAAAACCATTCACGTCAAAGGTTTACAATTGCTCACGAAATAGGACACTATATACTGCACAAAGGAGACAAAAATCTATTTGTTGACGAGGTCATGTTTAGAAGTGATAAAAAAGATTTGCGAGAATTGGAGGCGAATGCCTTTGCTACGGCATTATTGATGCCTGAAGAATTAATTGATGCCGAAATTAAATCATTAGGAGAGCAGCCAGTTAAAGATATGATAACATCTCTTGCACAAAAATTTGAAGTAAGTACTGTTGCAATGACATATAAACTAAGTAATCTCGGTTGGATTTCTCCCGATTTTTAGAAATATTGCTCGTTCACATTTTGCAGATTTCAATAAAGAAAGTTATTGCTGTGCTTTCAAAACCTAAGTGGTCTAATGCTGGAACATCTTTGATAGATTGCTCAGACGGCAAAAGAAGAAAGAAAACAACACAAGTAATAAAGTTAAACAATAAACAGTAGATATATGAAAGAAGAACTAAGAACAGCTTTAATACATTTATCTGAATTAGCTAAATCTGCGGAAAATGTAAGAAAGATACATTTCGAGGAAGGCGCACAATTCATACTAGACAAGAACCTAGCGGTTCAGTTTACAAAGTGGAAAGACCTTCATTTTTCAATGATGCTTAATCAAAAATATACATGCTTTAAGAATGTTTGGAAGAATGGATATATTGAGTTTTGTGATGGTCCACAATATGAATTAATCACAATTTACGACTACTGGATAAACAACGTATACGGACATTAATAAATAAAAATACAACTATGAACAAACTAGAACAAGAGATTGAAGAAAGAATAAGAGAAGGGCTTTATACAAATGGTAATATGCCTGAATCTTTGTTCAAGCAAGGCGCACAATTCATCATAGACAAGAACCTAGCGGTTCATTTTGCTAAGTGGCTAGATGAAAATTACCCAACTATCGAAAAATTTATTGACAATGATTTTTTGGATTGGAATAAAGCTTACGACTACTGGATAAACAACGTATACGGACATTAAAGAAGCCCTCCACGGGGTTTAAACTAAAACAGGGGTTAATAGGTCCTGTATAAACTTTGAAGGTTTTCCCCGTGGTTTTTTTACTCCTTCTTACCGTTCTTTAAACTTATAACATGCTCAGCCGTTACAATTGCAAGACTTAATAAAATAACTATAACGTCTATTGTTAAAAATTCTGTTGCATTGTTATCGTTCATGTGTTTGTAATGAACGTATGTAGCTAATACAGTAAACCAAAACGCTGTAACTTTTCGAGCGCTCCAACCATCTGCATTATTAGTAAAAGTCCCTAGGACACCGTTAATAATTGTTTTCATTCCTTTTTATCGTCGTATAATTTGTATTTAGGGTTTTTGTCTTTGAACTTACCAACCAGATAAGGAAAGTAAACTTTCTGCCCAAAGTAAACCAAAAACGCTAGTATTAATCCTGTAATTAATGTTAATGCACTGTGAAATATTTCGCCCCATAAATCAAAAGTTACACTACTTAAAATAATAATCTTAGTAGTACCAGTAAATAATAGTGAACCGAAAATATCTATCGTTAATTCTACTATACACTTAATATTAAATCCTAGATCACCCAAAGCACTTGATGCAAAAGGCTGAAGGTGGGAAGGGAATAACTTAACTATTACCTGTTTCATCTTTATCCGCTAACTTTTCAATTCTCTTTTCTTTCTCAACTTCTTTTTCAACTTCAGAAGTGATTTTATTAATCAAATGATGTGACATCTTAGCAGGCATTTCTCCAAGTGCCATAACAATTAATTCAACTTCTTTTTCGTTAAAATCAAATTTCATGTCGTAAACTTTTTAATTATAAATTGTTCGTAATACTTACCGTCTGTTTCTTGTTCTATTCCGTAAACTTTTTCCAACAATTCAAAACAGTAAAGTGTATCGTTAGGTTTTCTTTTAAGCCCTAAAATTCTACGCAAATATACACTAAATTCGTACATCTTCCCTAACTCCTTACGTAGTGTCATTAATTTCTCGACTGTGCTGTAATGGCTTGGAATCGCTAATATTGCGCACTCTCTTTTATTAGACAATACCCATCTGCCAAACGACCTACTTAAAACCCCTCTAAGATTAGCGTCTATTACCTCATCCGTTTTGGATGTTGTTTCGTACTCCGTGTAAATATGCGTTACTTTAATTACGCAGTGATTGTAATACGATCCTGTGAATAATCGAATAAGCCCATATAACCACGTAACAGGATTTAATGTTACGTAGTTATGAACTAGAATAGGCGTTATGATTACTTTACACGTCAAGTTGTGATGCTAGTGTTTGAAGCCCTGCAATAATTTGACCTATTTTTTGCTGTGAATATGGTTTTTCAATACCTATTTTTTCAGCCATATTATTTACTAGCAAAGGCATTAAAATAGGGCCTAACACAGAAATGTACATGTCGTAATTCTGGCTTTCTCCCTGAACTGTCTCGTAAATTTCCTCTGCTTTATAAATACCTTCAGGTCTTAATTTTCTACCTGTTGCGTCTATAGCATCAATCGAAAATGTCGTCCTTATAAAGTTGTTAGAGTCTTTGCTAACATCTATTACTAATCTAGTAAATGTATTAATCTGTGTATTGTTTGCAAGAGGTCCTTTAATCCTGCATTTGTCAGGTCTTCCCCCATCGTATTCGACAAAAAAAGTACCTTGCTCGGTTTCAAATTGTATGTTTTTCATATTAAATAAAATAAGCGTTTACACCTACTACACCTCTAAATATTTCCGTTGCCGTTGCAGTACCTATTGGCATTTTTAAAATTATATGAACAAAAGAACCAGCCTCACAAACTAAAGGCGAATCAAATTGTACGTTAATTTGCGCAGCAGAAGCACCAACAGCAGCACCGACAGGGAATGTCTGTAATCCTAGATAAGTTCTTTTTGGTGATCTTGCAGCGGAAGCATCAGCAGTCGCAAGAGATACAGCCGTAGACCCTACGCCAATTGTCCATTGCATTACAGTTGCTGAAGTTGCTACCGCCACAACGGTATTAAATGTATCTATTGTTATTCCTCTTATAAGCAAACTACGCCCTGCCTGAGTAGCTGACCCAGCTGGTACTTGATACCCAAATAGTGCGTAATCTGTTTCCGCACCTGCAACGGCTGCAAATTGGAATTGTCCTCCAAGTGTTGTATATCCAGCAGCGGTATTTGAAAGTGTTGCGCTTGAAGGCGCTGCACTGTTTGTATAGTTACCAGTTTGAGCTAATGTTACGGTTCCTGTAGGTGTTTGAATAGAACTACCACCGTTTAAAACTTTCTGTGTAGCATAATCTAAACTTAAATTTTGATCACCACTTGATACATTTACAAATCCAATTTGTAATTGTTTACCAAGAGTAGCAATCCCAGAATTATAAATACGTGCATTCCATTGTACAAATCTACTATTCATCATACTAGGTTGTGTAGTAGGAACTGGGATATTAGCACACAACTCATCATCTATCCAAAATTGAGCTTCCTCATTATGAATGACGATACCAAGGTGATAAGTTACAGAATCAGAAATAGTTTTACTTATAGTTGCTACTGTTTCTGTACCATTAAAGTTTACAATTGCCTGCCATTGATTCGAAGCATTTTGACGTAAAAAAACTCCATCCGTAGGAGCAGATGTAGCGCCTGTTATGTATCCTGCTCCTATTTCAGTTACAACGTTTGAAGCTGAAACGTTTACAACTCTAAACCATGTTTCAATATACGTTGGATAGCTTCCATTTAGTTCAAATGTTGGGTATGAGTTAATACGAATAGAGTTCCCTGAAGCTGTTGCACTAGCAGAGTTAAGAATATAAAAACCGTTTGAAATACTAGAGGTCATTGTAGTAGCATTTTCCGCTAAAACACCTCTATAACTACCTGCTGTTGTACCTTCAAAACTTAGATTAAAAATTGATGTATCAATACCAGTGCGTAGTCTATAATCTGGACTTGCTTCTAGTGCTCTTTCTGAACTAGTACCTATAGGGTCCGTAGATTCGTTAACCCTTGAAACTAAAACAACACCACCTGACTGACTATAATCTGTAGGCAAGTTAACTAATAACTTATTATTTGAATCTACCTCGACCCCGTTACCAGAAACATAGCCGATAATTTTTTGAAAAAAACTCATGAGTATTTATAGTTTATTTTAAATTTTCCTGTTACTTCTCCTATTGTACAATAAGATTTAATTGTGAAACCTATTCCATCTGTAGGTATACCACAAATAAATTTTAATGCAATTGAGGCAAATTCATGATCTGTAATTGAATTATCAGTCGTAGAATCTGAAGCTATAAAAGCAAACGCACGGCTACTAGATGTTATATCTGTTAGCCCTGTAACACTTACAGAAGCTTCAACAGAAGGAGTAGCTCCAAAGTCTATTTCAACAGTACCAAATTGTATAGTATCAGTACTTTGAAGCTGCTCAATCTGCCCCCCATTTTGAACTAATGGCCTTTTAATTCCCATTATAGTTTAATTCTTTGTTCAAATTTTATCTTTAATTCTGTAGTTGAAATAGCAATACCAATTTGTTGCACAAATTCACCTGCTGTAGTAGGAGCTGTTGACGTAATACGTCCAGCTGTAGAAGATGAAAGATAGTAAATTGTATTTGCGGTTAACCCACCAGAAGTACCTGCTACTGTATCCCATTGTCCAGTAGTTGCAGTTAATACTCCATCCGTTTGAATTCCTCCTGTTACACCAGTTGAAATAGATGTATCAGCAACTAACCCAATAACATTAACAGTACCAACAGCATTTGCACGTGCTTTATCTACTTGATCGTTACCTGAAGCGTAAACAGGTTCACCAATAACTAAACTACCAGCATTACCATTTGTTAATTGTAGAAACTCTACATTTGAAAGCGTATCACCGCTTTGAAGTTGTTCGATTTGCCCACCATTAAGGACAAGAGGTTTTTTAATTGCCATGACTTTTTAAATTAAAATTGTTTGTTGAATTTGTAAATCAATTTTTATTGATGTTATCGCAACTCCTAATCTTTGAATGAATCCAGTACTTGGAGCCGTTGCACTAATTGTTGTACCATTTAAATAAAGTATCTGCCCAGCTGTAAAGTTCCATGAATTATTAGTTATTTCTCCAAATAATACAACTTCACCAGAGAATCCACTATTTATATTTTCAGTTACTATACCAATAGCTTGACCCCGTTTCAAAATATTAGTACTATCTGATTTCGTACCATCACCATTTACAACAGAAAAAGCAGTTAAGCTCTCTGAGGCTACTATCTCAGATAAATTACCATTTAATCCATTTGGCCCCTGCTCTCCTATAGAAGAAACCTGTACGGTAATTTCTTCGGGTATTTCGGTTATATTTACTGTTATGTTATCCATTTTAGTACGTTATATCTTGTGTAACATTCCAACGCCCTTTTATGTATGTTTTAATATTACCATTAACATCTATACACTGTATATCATAATAATAGTTAGCAGCAGGCCAGCTTAAAATTTGTTGATCTATACTAAACACCCAGTTAGTAGCATCTGTAATAGTTATACCGCTTGCGCTTGTTAATTGATACTTTGTAGAACTAGTAGGATTTGGCCTAACTGTTAATATAACACTAGACAAATCATTTGCAGGCGCTGACCCATTTACTAACACAGTAAATTGAACTCCGTTAAATGTATCCCCTTTATATGATGTAATGTTATAATCCATATTATGCCGTTGTCATTACTTTGTAAGTATTCCCATCAATTATTAATTCTATGTATCCATCATTTGTATAAGGTGCGCCTGCCGTGGTTTTCGTAGAACTTGCAGCCTTTACAAGCCAAGATAAACTACCATCTGTTTCATAAACTTTTAGCCTACCTGATTTACTTTGAAGTATTGCGCCTCCTGTAGGGTTTGCGCTTGCATCCGTACCAGCATTAGCAATAAACATAACACCAGCGCCTGACCCAAACGATGATCCGTTAAATCCAATATTTCCGCCTGATGTTATTTTAAATGGATCGAATTCAACCGAGCCATTATTTAAAGTAATTTTAAAATAACTTTTACCGTCTCCGTCAGTTGCATTTTCTTTTAGTAATTTTAATCCTCCTAATCTAAATTGATTATTTGTACTTGCATAAATTGCAGCATAAGAAGATAACGCAAAACCTGTATCTATTGCATGTCTGCCGTCTGCAATCATAAACTCTTCGTCTGCTCCGTAGTCGGTTCCGTATGGATGCAAATAAAACCCATATCGTTTCTCTGTGTACGGATAACCGCCAAAAGTCAAGGCTCCATTTGAAAGGTTTGAAAATATTATTGGTTGGTGCTCATTATAACTTTTAGAAATTTGACCAAAAATTATTCTGTCTCCGTCTACCTTTTGGACTGCAAAAGTTACATCCGAATCTGTGTAATCGTCAAATCTAACGTTTAACGTTTTTGAAGCTGGAGAAACATCGTAAAAATGTGGTGCCCCACCGCTTGAGAAACTAGGTAATGAAGACCCAAAACTTATATCACCTAAATTATTAAACTGTGCTAATACTAAATTATCAGAGTTTTTCCACTGTGAATTATACGTCGCTGAAGTATTACCACTACCTTTATAACTAAAATCTGTATCCGTAAAGGCTCCATTTGTACCCCAATAATGTTTCCCCGTATTTCCAACTCCTGATACAATAGAGTTATTTACGTAGTTATCCCAACCATATGCCCCGCTTATACTTCCGAACTTCTGACGCTGTGTTAATGTGTTACCTGAAATGTTCCAGAAGTTTGAAGGAGTTACAGCAATTTCAGTAATACCAGAATCAAATCTTGTAAATAATTTACCATCCACAAGATTTTTAAAAAACTCACCTTTATAAATATCAGTAACTAACCACGTACCATCTGTGTGATCGTCTGAAGTTGGAACGGTAGGAACTTCGCTAGCCGTTGTACTTCTTTTTATTCTTATCCTTGAATCTTGTATCCTCATGGTATTTGACAACTATCACGCAAATCATTTATTCTTAGTGTTAATCTAATCTGAACGCCTGTAACTTCACTATCTCCTTTTTCATAAAATGGTGTCCAACTCCCAGAATCAGAAATATAAAAATTATCGTGATTTTCTACTTTGTTCAAATATGCACGACAATCTAACGCAATTTGTAATTGGTCACTTATTACCTCGAATTCATTGTCTAAATCTTTATGGACTAAGTCCATGAATAATAAATCTAGATTTACAGTAACTTCATTACGTGTAAAATTAGATGGCTGAAATAAGGCAACCATAGCAGGAAAAGAACTTTCCTTATCATTTAAAAGTTCTAAAGGGTCCTTACAAGTAAACTGGTTTATCTGACCGTGATTACTTGCGAACTCTTCTAGTTTCTTTTTTATTTGATTTATCGTATACCTCATTTAGAAACTTTTCTAACTTCTTTATATTTTTTTCGCTTATAGCTTTACTCATGGTCTATTTAAATTACATTTACAGCAAACTTCATGACATGAATTACACGTATCTAAAACTATTCCACATGTATAATTTAAGGTATTAGGGGGAAGTATATCCAATCCAGTTCCATGATTTAAATAGAGTGGATAGTCTGTATCATTTTCCATTAAGTACCTAGTAATACGCTCCGCTTTTTCTTCAGCCTTATTTTTGTAATGCTCCATTAACCACACAGCATCATCTTTCTGTATTGGCTGGCTATTCTCTGAAGTCTTAGTACTTATGCTTTTATTTGTAAACTTGTAATTTAATTCTATTACAGCCTCATACTTTACATAAGCAACCAAACAAGGAACCACATAAGTATTAAGTAATGTAGTATTTAAAGCGGTTAATGTATTATTAGTAACTTGTGTTTTAAGCTCGTTGTATAAATCAGTTCCTAAAATACGCTCAATATAATCGTCCTGACAAGATATAATCATAGGAGTAACTAGGAAATCGTCCGTGTTCCCGTTTATCCCTGCAAGCTCTTTGCACTTCGAAGTAGATATAAATTGTACGCTCATTTTCTTTTTACCACATTTTGTACCCACTCATGACGGCAATAAGGAACAGTTCTATCTGTATTTGGGTTGTGATACCAACCTCCACGGGTAGCCCATACGTCACGCCCTTCTTTTTCACTAATTCTCTCTATATCTTGTCTGGTATAGAGTTTATCAGCTTCTATTAACTCTCTGCAAAAATCCCTAGTTCCTTCTATAATTTCATCACCAACATTAGGCCTTACCTCATAAGAGTACAATATCTCTAAGTTACTTGCTGGTGTTGGATTTTCTGCAATTGACTCATTCCCTAAATCAGTAATTTTTAAATCACTTGTCAATAGATTCTTTTCAATTAATGTATTTATAGCCTCAGTTATTTGCGATGTTGTTTTATTCAACGCCTTTGCAATTTCTTCAGGTGTCAATAAATTATTATTGTCAATCAAATCTAATATAGATCGTTGTAAGTTAGTTTCTGCAAACTTCATCCGATAAAAAGCCATTTCAGACATCGCTACTTCTTCGCGGTTTTGAATAGATCGCTTTTTATAAATCTTGTATTCAGATTTTGGATAACCAATGTTTTTAAAGTGATCCGCTGGCCCATGTTTACAAGCAGACATTTGCACCTGATTTTTTAAGCCTGCCTCTTTTCTTATTTCTTCTGTAGTCATTACGGAAATAATATTCTCAGAAGAAAGCAAAGTAACTGGCTTAGTTGGAACTATGTAAAAAGGGTTACCAAATCCTGAATCCTTCGCAATCTCATTAAATATTCTTTCAACTCTAGACTGTTTAGGGGTTATATAAACGTTTTGTAATAAACTATATGCGCTTGCTTGCTCGTCTTTAGACCCTAGGCCATTAGGCTCTTTAATGCCAAATATACCTAGGCTTGTGATCTTATGACCTGTGAATATTTCTTGTTGTACTGTTTCGTTTAACAATAAAAAAGATTTATCAAAGTCATTAGGCCTCAAACTTTCAATAGTAGGGGCTGAATCTTTAGAGTTTGAAAATGTAATTAATAACTGACCTGCTTTATCAGAACCAGTAAATTTATCTTTTACTTTTTTCTCTATAATTTGCTGTTCTTCTATTTTCGGTTGACCGTTATTAAAAGACAACAAAGTGCCAGCGCTAAAACCATTTTTTATATTTGATAGATGCCAATTGCTTATTTCATAATCACATTCTATGTAAGGAATACACCCAATATATTCAGGCTTAGGATAACATTTAATGCCTGCCCTATATTCATAATACCAATATACTCCTGATTTAGTAAGGTTATCGTATTTGCCTAAAACTTTAAATCCTGTTTCCTCTGGTGTTTGTCTATACTTTGTCCAGTCTTCAGAGTAAAGTAAATATTTCTTATCTTTCGATACTCGGATTTTTTGAAAAGGTATATGATTTATTCTTACTACTTTTGTTTTTTGGAAGTTTGGAATACATTCCATGTAACAACCTCCAAACAATTCTATATCACTAACGACTTTATCAAGTAAATCATCAACGGTATCATATTCATTAAGGTCTTCTAACCACTTTAATATTTCCGCTTTTTGAGAAACAGTATAAACGTCTTTAATGGATAACCCATTCCCTTTAATGAATTTTACTTTACCCGTTACAATTGCATTATGTTTTGCGGACCTTTCGTATAGATTTATTAAGTAATCTGGATAATCATTTTGAACTCCGTATGAAATCCAAGCCTTATTATTATGCTTTACTTCAATTGGTTCAGGGCTTCGCTCCATGGCCAATTTAATATTCAATAAACTATTTGAAGTAAACTGGTTTTTCATGGATTGTAAACTATGTTTGTATCTGGATAATTGTGTACATAAACAGTATCAGCCGATCCAATAACTTTTACTTTACCTACCTCAATAGGTGTAGTATTGTCTGCTTCTTCAGGGTCTAAATTCGTTGAACTTGCTTGTTCGTATACTTCATACGAATAATAACCTGCCACACTTAAAGTTACTTCCCCTTGTAAAGGGTCTGGTGTGCTTGTTTCTGTTATTGTAAATTTATTGTATCGATCTGGATATAAACTTTCATCCTCAGCAATAAAATATTGACTTACTTTTGATTGATCACAAGTAAATTTAAATAGAAAGTAAGGACCTTCTAAGGTAGTTAATTCAGATAGAGTAAAGTAAGCTGTATTACTCTGGTTTTTCGTTAACTGAATCATCCTTTTTCTTTTTTGCAGGAATTAGTTTTTCCTCAATTATATGGCCTAATCCAATAGATTTATAAAACTCTTCGTTAATATCTTCCGATACTAAGTAGTTGGAATCCATCTTTTTAGAATACAACGTAAGGCCTAAATATTCTTTCTTTATACCCATACCTTAAACAGTTAATTAAATGATTTTGTGCAAAATAAAGAAGGGGACATAAGCCCCCTTCATTTGTGCAATTAAGATAAAACTAGACTGCTGCTGCCGTTAAAGTAGAAATTAAACCACTTGATACAGTTTGCATCGCTGAACCTTCTTTCGCAATAAAGGTTAAAGCGTACCCGTTAGCGTCACCCATAGCCTTACCAAATGTAGATTCAGAAGGCGCTAAATCCGCTCCGTTGTTTTCACCCATCAACCAGTATACGCCATTATTATCTAAGATAATAATCATTATACGGTTCTGAGCCAACAAAGACAATTCATTTCTAAGTGTTGCACTACGTTTATGTAACATTATCTTTAATTCAGTTTCATAGAAAACTGTACCGTTTTCTACACTTGTCTGAATCTTTTCAACGCATTCAGCGGTTTCTTTGTCGAAATCGTATATCCAAAATTGTTTACCTGTTGATAAGGTGAAGGCTGTAATATTACCAGCCGAAGCCGTTAATGTTGCCTTATTTTCCAACTCTGTTACATAAATTCGCTTGATACCGCCTACCGAATCCCTGCACGCTAGTGCTACATCGGTGGTAAGTACACATGCCATAATTACGCTAATGTAAATTGTACAATTTGATCCGCAAAAGCATAGTTTACACCAGCTTTGAAAGCTACGTGGAAACGAACTTCGTCGTTATCCTTAGAATACCACATGTCGTATTTCTCTTCCTCGTTCATCATATCGGTACCATACCAAAGGTTAGAAGAAGGAGTGCAGATAATACGGTTAGTGTTGTTCAATCCGTTAACTGATACGATCGGAATATTAGTTCCGTGTAACATAATCATATCATTACGCGCATCGGTTCCAGATGGAGCATAAGCAAACAAGTTTGCATTAATCAATGCGGTGATGTAGTTACGGTAAACCTCATTTCCTACAAAGATTTTAACAGATGGGTCATCTAGGATAGCAACTGGAATTTGTGCATAAATTGCCTGCATGATTCCGATAATATTACTAGAAGTAATTCCAGTAGTACTAGTAATTGGAGATGCAAAATATGGGTTTGCAGTTGTTCCAGTTGAATACTGAGGTATAAACGTGTAAGCCAATCCAGAGCCATTAGTACCAGCGTAGTTAGCAGTCAAAGTAATTTGAGTAGCTGAATCTACAGAGGAAACAGTATAGATAACGTCTAAGATACTTACTTTGTCACCTGCTGCAATACCAATAGAGGTAAATGTAGTTGAAGTACCTGTAACTGTTGCCGAGCCGTTAGTTACTGCAATAGTACCAGTGCCATCAATTGCGTTTACGTTTACTACTCCTGTTGAGCTGAATGTTTTACCAATCAACTTCAAAAGACCATCAAACTTGTTAAGGTTTCCAGTTCCCGAAGTAATATCTCCCTGCCAAATTGCTGTTTCCAATTGCTTAGCAATTAGTTTGCTTTTAAGGTCTGTATACTCTCTTTCAAAATCAAATGATTCAGGAGTAGACCCTTTTTGAACCATCTTTTGAGTATACTTAGCTTCTAAAGTTTTAGGGCAAAGAGCCTCTTGAACTTTAATATTACCTACTGTGATAGTACGTTGAGTTAATGTAGTAGTGCCTGAAGCATTCCAACCACATAAGGAGTTACTTTGAAACGTTGCATCTGTATCCAAAAGATTAATAGTTGCAGCGCTTTTAATATCTACCATCGAATTCATATAAGTAATTGAGGTAGCACCGAACACGGCCTTAGTTAGCAATTCGCTTTTATGCTGTTCGGTATAGTCTGTAAGACTTGATACTGTGAATGACATAGTTATTTACGTTTTTTTAAAGCCTCTAAAGTGCGTGCCATTTCTGCAAACTTATCGGCTTTTTCGTTTCTAAATACTTCTTGTTTTACTGGTTCCTGAGCTGGCATTTCAAGAACTTTTTCGACTAAGTCAATTAACTTACTGACTTTGTCTTCTTGTGATTTCATAGCTGTTTTTTCCTGCTCTGATTTTTGGCCAGCCTGTAAAAGTAAATCTTCAAGCGATTTAATACGCTTTTCAAATCCTTCTAAAGCTCCTTTAAGTTCGTCTGAACTCATGCCTTCTTCAATAGGCTCCTCCTCTGTTTTACCAACTTCGGAAATTTTACCACCCATGACCACGATTTTAGACCCATCTTGTAGGATGTATTCGCCATCTGGTGCAGGTGCGTCACCTGATTCAGTTTTAACCATTACAGAAGAACCCACAGCTAATTCGCCATCCAATAGCAAAACACTCCCGTCTTGCAATGTCAGGTCTTTATATTCTACCGCCTTAGGTTCATCTACAAGCTGACTAAATTTTTCCTTAGCCTCATTTGCAGTTTTTACCCCTAACACAGCGAATAACTTATCTTTTAAATCCTTCATACCTGTAAAAGTATAAAGGGCCTTAGTGTGCCGTTTAAGGCTTAATTTGCTCTAATATCTCAATCAATTGTTCAAGCTCAGATTTTGGTTTATTATCAACCTGCTCATGTAGAAAATCCCCCTCTATACTAAACCCTCTTAATTCCCCTGTTTGTATGAACTCATTCCAAACATCTTCATTATCTACTTTAAAAGAACCAAACCAACTACCATCCGTTACCCCGTCAAACCCTTTAGGCGGTTTTATTCCACGTTCACGATCTATAATAAAAGATTCAAACATAAATACACCGTCCACTACTTTATCAGATTCATGGTTTATATTTACATTATCTGTATACTTGTTTTTAAAATATCGCTGCACAATAGCCTGTATTGTTTCAGCATCAAATACAGCGTAATATTCTCCCATTTCTTTTGAACGTCTGTAAATAGGTAAATCCGCTATCATTAAAGGACCTGTTACAATTCTTTTAAGCTCACTAGATACTTGAAATCTAGATTTATCTTTTGCAAAGGCTACCCAATTGCGTTCAATCGCTGGATGATCTACCAAAGCTACATAGTCTACGCCTGTATCAGTTTCATCTATCTTAAGTTTGAAAACTGGTAAATTCTTAGAAGGTTGCATCTGTTTCTATTTTATTAATCCTTTTTTGTGTTTTTGTCATGTCTGTTTCCAGTACATTTGCTTTAACTGTTACCTCTAAATTATCTAGCTTTGTGCGTGGGCTATCTGCTGGATTAAATCTAGGAGCATTATTTACTGTATTATTACCTATGTTTGGAGTACTTCCACCTCCACCACCAACGGCACCACCGCTACCACCACCTGAAAGTATTTGTTTCGCCTTTACTGCATTTGCCCCAATTGTAGCAGCTAACGAAACGTATTTAGCAATACCAGCAATACCACCAGATGCCACGTTGTCAGGAGTAGGAGCATTGGCCGTTACCAATGCAGCACTTAAAGCCGTTGCCGTGTCTATACCTATTTGAGTTAAAGCCAATATCTTTTTATTACGCTCATTCTTTTTAGAGTCACGTACAAATAGCTCATTTAAAGATAACAGTAGGTTAGTGCTATCCTGTGCTATTTGTGTACGTGCTTGCCTTATCGCCATGTCATTAGCAAGTCTTTCCTCATTCGCTTTTTTATCTAAATCAGTAATAGTCTGTTGGTAGTTTGCCTCTGCTAATAATCTCTTATTATTATCTAATCCAGCTTCTACTAATTCTTGCTCTAACTTTAACTGTGCTTGTTCTCGTTTTATTAAATCGGTATTTTGTTGGTTAATTTCAGCTTGTATTAATCTAGCTTGCAAGGCAGCGTCTTCACTTTCAAATCTTTTTTGTAAAAGTTCTGCATCTCTCTGTGCGTCTTCTTCTGCAAACTTTGTTTGAAGTTCTGAAATCTTCGCTTGTTGTTGTATTGCTAACTGTTCTCTGATTTGTTTTTCAACTTCACTATTCCCTTTTATCGCTGCTATTTTTCTTTCGTATGTTTTATTTATTTCAGCTATTTCACGCTCTCGATCATTTTTTATATTCTCTATTTTTAAATCACTTAATTCATTTAACAACCTCGCTTCTTCTTCTTTTCTTTGTTTCTGATCTTCTTTCCACTTAAGAAATGCTTTTTTGCGTTCTTGTTCTTCCTTCTTTCTAGCTTGATCCTGTATTCGTTTTAAATTTTCTATCGCTATTAAATTTTCATTTTGTAAATCCGCTAACTGATTCCTCTCGTCTTCTGTTATATCTCTGCCAGCTTTTTCTCTTGCATCTATATATTGTTTATATGCTGCATATTTCTCCCCTGCCAATTCAATTTCCTTCTGTGCTAGCTCTTCATCTGTAGCACCTTTGGCCTTCATTAGTTCAATTTCTCTTTTAATTTGCTTCTCTCTTTCATCACTCCTTTTTATTCTTTCCTCCGCGGCATCTTCTTCGGCTGTATCTAATA